TTGCTCGAAAACCAAGCAGCCCAGCTTCTCAAAGAGGCCTCCTCGATGGGTAACGGTGACGTCCAGGGTTTCGCATCTGTTGCATTCCCAATTGTTCGTCGTGTATTCGGCGGATTGATCGCAAATGATCTCGTTTCGGTTCAGCCAATGAGCCTCCCATCGGGACTTATTTTCTTCCTCGACTTCACCATCGATCGCGATCGCCTCGATTATACCGCTGGCGATTCTGTCTTTGGCGGCGGCGTGGTCGGTCAGCAAATTACTGGCGGTGTTTCACTCGCTGGCGATTTGGCTGAACAGAGTTTCTATGCTCTCAATAACGGCTACTCTAGCCCGACTTCCTCGGCAGCAATCACTTGCACGGTCCTGGCTTCGGGTACTGTTGGCGGTCTAACTGGCACTGGTGTCGGTGACGACGTCGACCGTTGGGTTCGTTTTGACCCGGATCTCGAAGGCAAAGTTGTCGCTATTGGACAATTCCCGCTTTCGGATATCACTCCTGCTAACGATCAGTTCAACATGAAAGATCTTGTCACCGTTACACTTTTTGACGGTGCTGTCCGAATGACTGGTACTGTTCGTCGTTTGACTCGTGAAGCTGACGCAAACGATGTCGCTGGTGGCGCGTCTGCTGGTAACATTATTGTTGTCATGGAAGGAGCCACTCAAGATGGAGCTAAAACCACGGTCGACACTTTGGTTGATACTGCATCTTTCGTCATCGATGATAACCTCACTACTGGTGGAGCCCTCGGTTCTGTCGTTGGTGCAAACACTTGGGGCTTGGAAGGAAGTTCACAGATTCCAGAAATCGACATCAAAGTTGACTCTGTGGCTGTGACCGCTAAAACTAAGAAGCTCAAGGCTAAGTGGACGCCAGAATTAGCGCAAGACTTGAACGCTTATCACAACCTCGATGCAGAAGTTGAATTGACAAGCATCTTGTCCGAGCACATCGCTCTTGAAATCGACCAGGAAATCCTGGAAGATCTCGTTAAGGGTGCTACCGCTGGCAAATTGTACTGGTCACGTCTACCAGGAAAGTTCCTCACCCGTACTACTGGTGCAGCACTTAATCCTGTAACTGCAGGCTACCCAGACTTCACTGGCAACGTTAGCGAATGGTACGAGACCTTGGTTGAAACCATCAATGACGTCTCTGCACAGATTCACCGCAAGACCTTGAGAGGCGGCGCAAACTTCATCGTGTGTTCACCAGAAGTTGCAAACCTCTTAGAGTTCACAGCGGGATTCCGTGGCAGCGTGACTCATGATGATGACCGTGGTCAGGTCGGCGCAGTCCGCGTCGGTTCCTTGAGCAAGAAGTTCGATGTCTATGTCGATCCTTATTTCCCAAGAAACGTTGTACTTTGTGGTCGTAAAGGGTCCTCTTTCCTAGAAAGCGGATATGTTTACGCTCCATACGTACCACTCCAGATGACTCCTACCATTTTTGGTACCGAGGACTTCGTGCCGCGCAAAGGCGTCATGACTCGTTATGCCAAGAAGATGGTTCGCCCTGATATGTACGGCTTGGTCATCGTAGAAGATCTTAGCTAATAAGACTTTAATACGATCTTGACACAAGATTTAACGCCCTCCCACTTTTTGTGGGGGGGTTTTGTTTATATTGAAACTACTTAGTTCTAGGAGGGACTATAAATGGCTTTACCGAGACTAACACCAGAGAGTCAAATGAGCAAGTCGATCTTGCCCATTACCGGAACAGCTTCAGAAGTTGCTAGTTCTCTGCCCCTTGGCATGTATTCGGGCTCGGCAGATTTTCTATCCGGCGCCGCTTCACAAGTGGCCTATACGTATAAGAAATTAGGCGGTGATGTTCTCGACATAGAACTAAAGGCATCAAACGTTTACGCGAATTATGAAGAAGCCGTTTTGGAATACAGTTATTTGGTGAACCTGCATCAGAGCAAGAACATTTTATCTGACGTGCTGGGTCAAGCAACTGGCACTTTTGACCATAATGGTGATAAATTGACTGGTCCCGATGATGTTAACTTAAAATTTCCTCGCGTAATGTTTGAGTACGCTCGAAGGGTTTCTGACGGATTCTCTTTTGAAGCTGGTATAGGAGGGACAATCCCCATCTATTCAGCTTCTTTCCAATTAGTCGAAAACCAGCAAGATTATGATCTTCAGTCTATAATTTCATCCTCATCGACAACCGGCGTTGATCCTGCTGGTAATAGCGTTCCTTATGCCGGTGTAGTCGGCGACAAGAGAGTCATAATCAAGAAAGTATTTTATAAGACACCTCTTGCAATGTGGAGATTCTTTGGTTACTTCGGCGGTTTAAACGTCGTTGGAAATATGAACTATTATGGGCAATATACTGATGACTCTACGTTTGAGGTGATTCCTACGTGGCAGAACAAACTCCAAGCAAAATCTTTCGAAGACCACTTATGGACGAGGCTGTCTCACTATTCCTACCAATTGCAGGACAATAAATTGAGAATCTTCCCCGCTCCTGCTCTCCTCAATACGTATCGGTATATGTGGGTCCAGTTTTCAGTTATTCCGAATAGTTGGGATAATAATGAAAATTATGATTCCGGCGTGGACGGAATTAATAACATGAACACTATTCCTTTCGATAATATTCCTTATGCAAACATAAATTCAATTGGTAAACAATGGATTCGAAGGTTTGCTCTAGCTCTATCTAAAGAAACATTGGGTCAAATAAGAGGAAAGTTCCAGTCAATACCTATCCCTGGCGAGTCTGTGAATCTAAATGCTGATGCATTACTGAGTCAAGCAAAAGATGAGCAAGAGAAGCTCCGGACTGAATTAAAAGAAGTGTTAGATCAATTAACCTACGTCGAAATGGCAAAATCCGATGCGGAAAAAGCCGCCGCTGTGGGAGAGATCCAGACACTTGTTCCAAACTTGATATATCAGGGGTAAATTAAGAAATTGTCTAGCGAAAAAGAAAAATTCAAAGGTTTCAGACCATATTTTAAAGAATCTGCTGATGACTCTGGTCCTGTCCCCTTAAAAGAAATTTCCTTAATGCCCTCAACTATTGAAACTATAGATTATGCAATATTTGATTGGCTTAACGAGACTTTGGATATATTCTGCACAACAAACGAGGGGTGGTCGAAAGTTCCGATAGTATGGTCTATGGCGGAAAGAGCACATCAAATAAAAAACAATAAAGACTTACGAAACTCAGAAGGAGTGTTCACACTTCCAGTGATGTCGATAGAGAGGACCTCCCTTATAAAAGATCCATCGATGAAAGGTGTCGCTTGGTCCCACTTGCCTAACTATAATGACCCTCGTGGTGGCGCCATAGAAGTAGCACGTCGAATTCAACAAGATAAGACATCAAATTTCGCAAATGCCACGTCAGGTAGAAAATATCGCCAGCAGAATTTCCCCTTTGCCAATAAGAAAGTAGTATATGAGACGGTCACCATGCCAATCCCGACTTACGTGGTAGCAAATTACAAGCTATCCATAAGAACCGAATTTCAGCAACAAATGAACGAGGTCTTCACTCCATTCATGACTTATACTGGGCAAATAAACAACTTTTTTATCA